TTAGCAGTTAATATCATACCAAACATAAGCACAAGACTAGCTATCCATTTGATGTACCAATCAAGCGTGTATAGTGGAGTCTTGGTAGTTATGCGTGTACCTTCATGTTCATCCGACATATGCTGTCTCCTATTGTATAATCTTGTTGCTGACCACATCCCAACTAACTGCTTTAGGTGTTCTCTGAGCATGTCTCACCACTTTCATAATCGTAGTTATAGGTATCTTGCAAAGATTTGCAACCACTTTTGCTCTCTCTATGTCATAAGTGGGATCAGCATGTGCAGCTTTCCATACCAGTTCTGTAACTAAATCACCATAACTTTTTGAAGTCTTCCCACCCACCGTAGATTGGTTTTTCTGCATTGTTCATAAGCTCCCCTGTTGTTCCTGCATCTACACCACACATCATTGTAGGATCAGTCGGTCTTATTACTGATGCAGTCCACGTACCACTGTCTTCATTTAAATGTATGATAGTTATGTGTCCTCTTGCAGAGATACCTCTAAATATCAAAGCCTCTTTGTGTTGTTGATGTAATCTTTCCATTGTCTCTTTCATGGGTGCACATGTCGCTGGTTGTTGTGCGTTAGCCACGTACGTAAGCACTACCAGTAGCACTACCACTGTAAGTGATCCTACAAGAAATCTTATATTACTAATGTACATATTGTATCTCCTTTATAAATCCTAAGCTGAGTTGACAGTTTGGATAGTCCTCACTGGCATGATGCATGGCATAGTCCACGATTCTAGGTATGTCAAACAGACCCAGTGCCTCTGTCATATTGTGTGACACATCTACCATGTACTCTAGCTCATCCACATCTGGATGATCATCTGGTAACTCAACGTGTATGCAAACCTCATATCTAGGCATTGCTATTCTCCTTTAATAGTTTTTAAATGTTTGTATGTCTTCTTCTATTTGTTTTTCAAATAACTTCTCACCATATTCTATGGCTTCCAAAGTAAATGGCTCATCATACTTTGAGCGTATCTCTTTCTGAATGTATCTAGGTAGTCTGTAAAATCTAGTATAGTAACTCATATCATGCTCCTGTTACGTCTAGTATACTTACCACGACAATGAATAACAAATACACCATATCCCATTCCATGTCAAGCTCCAATCCACTCAGGCACAGGTCTACCTGTCCACTGTAGTATGTGTGCCTTGTCTGTACGATAATAGTTACGATACGCCTCTACGTAATCGTCACACTTAAAATGGTCTGGCATACATTGTGGTGGTGTGGTGTGTGTATCGTAGTCATCGTGAACCCAACCGTCATCCATCTCTTCTAGCACCTTGGTACTTTTGTGTACCTTACCATACCTACGTGTGTACTCCTTGCCTATCTCAAGACCATGCGTCACAGCCCATGCAAGATTGTGCTGATTATCTCTGACCCACACAGTCATGGGATGATTTTTGTATGCAACTTTGTACACATGTTTTAGGTGTCGTGCAAAACCCCACTCATGCATAGCAGTGCTACACATCTGCGCTGTCTCCAACACCATCTTAACTACGTGCTTGTCACATAGTTGTTGGGCTGATTTGATTGGGCATTTGTCTATAAAAAATATGTTCATGTCTTACTCCACTAGTTCCATTTTGTATTTGGCTGCACAACAATCTAATAAGATCTTTGTGTAGTATCTCTTATCAGAAGTTA